CACAAACAACAGGTGTTAAGTGGACAACAAACCTATCAGGTTTAAGCCTACAATCACCAAACACCTACAACTCAGTAATTGTAGCGCCTTCAATTTCCTATAACATCAATGCTCAAACTGGTGCTTACACAACTGTTCTAGCGGATGCTGCGGCAATTATTACTGCAAGCTCTGGCTCAGCGTTTACGGTCTCGATCCCAACTAACGCATCAGTGGCCTATCCAGTAGGATCTTCAATCACGATTATACAAACTGGCGCAGGACAGGTTACAATTGCTGCTGTGACATCAGGTACAACAACGCTTAACTCAACGGGTGCTACCTCAGCTACTCCTAAGTTAAGAGCGCAGAACTCATCAGCCACCTGTATCAAGGTTGCTACAGATGTCTGGCAAGTAGTAGGAGATATCGTCTAATGCCAATTATCTTTGGAACAACGGCTTCGGGTGGAGACAAGTACTTCACCCCACAGCCACCTACTATTGGTACCGCTACTAACGTAGGCACATCTCGCGCCTACAACAATGGCGCGGCTACTGTTACATTTACTCCTTCAACATCTGGTGGTACAGCTACTAGCTTTACCGCTACATCTACACCTGGATCATTTACAGGCTCAGCCTCTTCTAGCCCAGTCACAGTAGCGGGTCTACAGAGCGCTACCTCTTATACATTTGCAGTTACTGCAACAGACGCTGAGGGCACATCTTCTGCCTCCTCTGCCTCTAACTCAATCACGGCTACAACAATTCCTGATGTTCCAGGAACCCCAACTGCATCGGTAACTAACTCAACAACTGTATCTTTGGCATTTACTGCGGGTAATACTGGTGGGTCAACAATCACTTCTTACACAGTTACTAGCAGTCCTTCAATTTCTCTCTCTGTATCTGGAACATCAAGCCCTTTGACAATTACAGGAACATTTGTACAAGGCACCGCATATACATTTACTATTGCTGCTGTAAATGCTAACGGGACTTCAACTACTTCTTCAGCATCTAATTCTATTACACCTTACCCTCTTCCTTCAGTATCTGGTGGAACACTGACATCAGATGCTACTTACTATTATAGAACGTTTACTGGTAATGGGACTCTTACAGTTTCTGGCGGAAGTATTACCTCAGATGTGTTAGTAGTTGCTGGCGGCGGCGGCGGCGGTGGTACCTGTAACACTAGAGGTGGCGGTGGCGGTGGCGCTGGTGGCGTACTTTATAATGCCTCACAGACTCTTTCACCAAGTTCTTACACTGTTACTGTTGGTTCAGGAGCAAGTGGAGGAACTCCTTCTTACTATTCTTGTTATAGTTGTGGAACAAGTACACACCCAGTACACGGTGCACAGGGATGTGGTTCAAGTTTAGGTTCTTATGTTGCTACTGGCGGCGGCTACGGAGGTAGCGGAGATTACCGTGGCGGCGGAGTTCAAAATGCTGGTCCAGGAGGCTCAGGCGGTGGCGGTGGCGGCTATCAAAATGGAACTGCACAAGGTGCGGGCGCAGGAACCTCTGGTCAAGGAAATAACGGCGGATATGCCACCGCTTGTGGTAAGCCTGGAGGCGGTGGTGGTGGCGCAGGTGCCGCAGGTCAAAGTGGAACAGCCTACCCTGGTGGAAATTACGGTGGTGCTGGCGTTTCTTATTTTGGTTCTACCTATGGCGGTGGCGGTGGAGGAGCAAGTGTAAGCGGTGGTAGCCCAACAACTGCTGGTGCAGGAGGCTCTGGTGGGGGCGGAAGAAGCGCTTATCAAGTAAACTCAATTACTCTTTACGAAGCTGTTGCGGGAACTACCAACACTGGCGGTGGCGGTGGCGGTGGCGGCTATCACATCTTTCAAGCCAATGGTGCGGATGGATATAAAATTGGCGCTTATGGAGCAAATGGTGGTTCTGGAATCGTTATTGTTCGTTACACACGCTCACAGGTAGGTGGATAATGGCGCACTGGGCAAAGATAGAAAACGGTATTGTTACACAAGTACTCGTTGGTGATAACAATGACCCAGCGGGTGATGAGGGCTACCAGTGGCTAGTAGATAATCTTGGCGGTACTTGGGTTAAAACCTCATATAACACACATGCTGGGGTTCACTATGGCCCAGATGGAACCCCTGACGGTGGAGTTGCTCTACGTAAAAACTATGCAAGAGTAGGCCATACCTACGACGAGACATTGGACGCGTTTATTCCACCAAAACCAGAGTCCGTTTTTTCTAAGAAGACTGGTGTAGAGGTAGAGTACAAAGAGCCCGAAGTAACATTTTATGTAGACCCTGATACTGGGCTTTGGATGACTAAGTTTACCAATAAGTAGTAGGGATAGCACCTACCGTTTGACACACTTAGTATAGGCATGTGCTAAGGTTAAGGCATCTAATTAAGGAGCCTTATATGGAGATTATCTTTACGGACGTACATAACCCTGATGGCGTATTAGAAAAGCCAAAACCCGCGATTGAGTACATCCCTCAATGGTATAAAGATGCTAAGGCTTATCTAGATATTAGCGGTAAAAAAGCCCCACCAATAGAGCCAATACCTGGAGCAACTATTAAACGCTGCATGCCTGTATGGGACATGATGACTGCTGGCTATATCATGGAGACTCCATACGATATATACATCCGACAAACTCAAGATGGTCCATACTTTCAATGGGGTGCAAACGAAGCAATTATATTTCAATCTATGGACCAGTTCCAAAATCACCCTTACTCAAAAGATATTAACTACGCAGTAAGAATTAACATTCCATGGTCAATCAAAACCCCTAAAGGCTGGTCTATTATGATAATGGAGCCACAACATCATGAGCCAGGCCCTATTACCTGCGCCAGTGGAATTGTAGACTCTGATGATTTCTCTATCCCATTTAATATGTTCCTTAAACTTCGTGACCCTAATTTTGAGGGCATGATTCCTGCGGGAACTCCTTTCCTACAGATTATTCCTTTTAAGAGAGAGTCTTGGACCTCATCACTGGGTGGGGATAAGGAGCGCAAAAAGTACGAATCTGATTATAAAAAGTTTCTGCGGGTCTTCTTTGACAGATATAAGAAGTTCTGGTGGAATAAGAAGGAATACAAGTAGCAGTTTCGCCCTCGTAAGCGCGGGCTTTAGGGGATAATAAAAGCACCTTCCCCTAAGCCCAGTGAGGTTTCATGTCTCAGATTAAGTACTACGACACTGGCTCCAGTCAATGGATTGCAGCGATCGTAGGCGCGCAGGGCGCTCAAGGCACTCAGGGTGTTCAGGGACTTGGCTATGCTCAATTGCAGGGTGTACAGGGCATTCAGGGCGTTACTGGAGCACAAGGAACCACAGGCCTACAAGGTATAACTGGCTCTCAAGGTACGCAGGGCTTACAAGGCCTACAAGGTATTCAGGGAACAACTGGTATTCAGGGCTCACTTGGTACGCAGGGAACAACTGGAGCGCAAGGCTCTCAAGGCACAACTGGTATCCAAGGCCTTACTGGTTTCCAGGGCGTACAAGGTCTACAGGGTATTCAGGGCTTTCAAGGAACTACAGGTATTCAAGGTAACCTTGGTGTACAGGGTATTCAAGGCTCTTACGCTTTTGACCCAACAGTTAGCTTCTTAATGCTAGGTGGGATGTAACTAAGCGCGGTTGTAGTCATCCTCTAAGCGCACGATGTCATCTTCGCCTAGATAGTCACCAAGCTGTACCTCAATAAATACTAGATCCGACTCACCAAGATTCTGAATGCGGTGTGGGTCGCCCTTATCAATGTAAACAGCATCGCCAGTCTTAATGGCAGTCTCTTCACCTTCTAGAGTAATAAGGCCATGGCCTTCAACAATAGTCCAGTACTCAACTCGCTGTTCGTGAGTCTGATACGAAAGTCGTTGAGCAGGCTTAACAACAATACGTTTTACCTTATATGAACCATCTTCTGCTAGTACCTCGTAGGTACCCCAAGGGCGCTTTTCCATAGCGCAAGAATAGCAGAGATAAATGTAGTTACGCCATGTATGTACTAACCCGTGTTGTACACTTCAGGTATGAATTTGGTGCAACGTTCGGTGCAAAACGGCGGCAAATTAGCCCCACTTATTATTGAAAAGGGTTTGACCGAGGGCACCGGGTTGATGAACCCCTCCATATTTATAGATGATGACGGAGATATCCTCTGTATTTTGCGCCACGTCAACTACACCCTTTACCACTCTGAGCATATGCAGAAGTTTCCTTCTAACTGGGGGCCGCTCTCCTATCTGCATCCAGAAAAAGACCAGCGTCTAGTAACAATTAACTACCTTTGCCGCCTAGATAAAGACTTAAATGTTACCGACTACTGCCGCATAGATACCTCTGATCTAGATGTACCCGCAGTCTGGGAGTTCGTTGGTCAAGAGGATGCGCGCTTAGTCCAGTGGGAGGGTGACTATTACGCTATTGGTGTTCGCCGTGATACTAAAGAAAATGGCGAAGGTCGCATGGAGTACTCCAAGTTAAAAATTGATAAGAAGAATTGGAGCGCTAAAGAGATTAAGCGCGTTCGCATACCGGCCCCAGGTAAAGATGATTCGTACTGTGAGAAGAACTGGTATCCAATCCTAGATAAGCCTTATCATTTTGTTAAGTGGACTAGCCCAGCAGAGATTGTAAAGGCTGACCCTAAGAAGCCTAAGACTGAGGCTGCTATACAAAAGACTAAGCGCGTGCCGCTATCTGATCAGCGTGGGGGCTCTCACCTAGTTACCTATGGAGATGTATACCTATCAGTAACCCATGAGGTGGGGCTATTTAAGAATTACCTTAGCCAGAAGGACGGCTTCTACCGCCATCGACTGATTGTCTGGGATAAAGAGTTTAATATCATTGGGGTATCTCCAGAAGAGTTCTCTTTCTTAGACGCGCGTATTGAGTTTGCTGCTGGCGCCGCTGTATTAGGTAAAGACTTACTGATCTCATTTGGCTTTCAAGATAACTGCGCTTTTGTTCTGCGCGTGCCAGAATCTGTTGTAGAAGAGATGATCGAGGAGGCTAAGAACAGTGGACTCTATTAAGGCTTTAATTGAGAAGGCCTCCTATCAGCCATTTAATCCAGAGACAAACTTTTGGATTGGTGAAGAGTACCTAAAGATAGATCAGACAGCATCGGCTGTATCTTTCTATCTACGCGCTGCTGAATACGGGCACGAGACCCACCCCAACATTGTTTACACATCTTTGTTAAGAATCGCCCTCTGTTTTGATAAACAGCAAGGACGCGGGCATAGCAGCGCTACTTCTATTCTTCAAGCCATCTCTTATCTACCTAACAGACCAGAGGCTTACTTTTATCTCTCACGATATAACGAGCGCATCGGTAACTGGCAAGAGGCCTATACTTTTGCAGAGATTGGGCTTACTCATGCTGGCCGACAAGAACCACTGCCTGTAGATGTTGAATACCCAGGAGAGTATGCCTTGCTCTTTGAGAAAGCCGTAAGCGGTTGGTGGCTTGGGCGCAAAGATGAAAGCAAAGATATCTTTACTGATCTACTAGAAAACCATCCTATCTCTGATGCTTATAGAAAAGGCATCGAGGGTAATCTCAAGCATGTATAAGGAGAAAGCATGATCCCGCACGCAGTTCACCATAAGCCAGTAGAGATAAGCAGCAGGGTCTTCTTTGACATCGGCGCTAATAAAGGAGAGGCTACTTGGGCGGCTCTTTTCCTCAAGGGCTTTACTAATGTAATCGCGCTAGAGCCAGCGCCTAAAGTATTTTATCAACTAGTCTTTAACTACAAAGATGACCCTAGAGTAATTCCATATCGTTTAGCGGCATCCGGCACTACTGGTGATGTAGTTGACTTTTATGAGTGCGTTGAGGATGGGTTATCTACTCTTAATGAAGAGTGGCTCACCGGAGACTCTTACAGATATAAGGGAAAGAAGTACGAGACTATCAAGGCAACCACAGTAAAGCTTGACGACCTTATCTATGAGTACGGCACCCCTGAGTTAATTAAAATCGATGTTGAGGGCGGAGAAGATCTAGTCTTTGCAGGCTATACAGGCAAAGCCCCCAAGCTATGTTTTGAGTGGACATTAGAGGATGTGCCTAAGCACATTAAGCAGTTAGAGCGCCTAAGCATGGTCAACGGCTACACAGAGTTTGCGCTTCAATACATTGAGCATCACCTTGATGAGCCTACAGAATATCGTCCAATTACTACGGCTAGAGACCTACCTAAGTGGATCGAAGAAACCGCGCCTGCGTGGGAAAATGGGGGCTGGAAGGCGGCTGGACTGCGATCATCAGCAGATGTAGGAATGATTTGGGTACGTTAGTTTAGCCATACAAACGGGGTGCTAATAGGGATAATTTCTTTATAACCTTTAAAGGAGTCCCATGGCAACCGCTTATAAAGTCTTGGCTCAAGCCAATCCCGCAGCTACAACAGAGACAACCCTTTACTCGCCAAGTGGCTCAGCCGCTGCCGTAGTATCTACCCTAACTATCTGTAACCAGGCTAACTCCCCAGCCACTTACCGTATTGCCGTGTGGCCAAATGGAACATCCTCTTCAGTTGCTAAGAGCTGGATTGTTTACGGAGCAACAGTAAACGCCAACGATACAACCGCGCTCACTCTTGGACTTACCCTAGAAAACGGAGCAACCCTCCGCGTCTACGCCTCTTCAGCTAACTTGTCCTTCAATGCGTTTGGAAGCGAAATCTCCTAGTGAGTATCTCTACAGCTAATACTTCTGCAGCGAGTGTCTTTAGATATCGCTATGTAGCCACGGGCGGAGAGACCTCTGTCTCTGGCGTGGACGCTAATGGTGCAACTATCTCTTACCTTGTAGGTAAAGAGCAGGTTTACTATAACGGCGCCCTTTTAGTCCGTGGTCAAGACTACACAGCCACTGATGGCGCAACTATTGGCTCTCTAGCCGCCCTTAAAGCGGGAGATACCCTAGAGCTAATTACCTTCTCCGCCTTTAACTTGGCGACTATCTCTGGCGCAACGATCACCGCATCAACTATTACCTATGCCATTAACGCCCAAACATCTTCATATACAGCCGTCCTAAATGACGGAGGCGCGGTTGTAACTATGACAAGCGCCAGCGCTAATACTTTTTCAATTCCCACCAATAGTTCAGTGGGATTTCCTGTGGGTTCTTCCATTACTATTATCCAAGCGGGAACTGGACAGACAACCATTCAGGCGGTCACATCCGGAACCACAACTGTAGCTTCAACTGCAGCTACTGCAAGCGCGCCTAAACTACGCGCCCAGTACTCAACAGCTACAGTATTAAAGATAGCAACAGACACCTGGTATGTCTTTGGAGACATCCTCTAGTGGAGGTAAGTAGATGACATCAGCTCGTTCCGAGGCAGCCTTAATTGACGCCTTAACTACTAAAGGCGACCTCATTGCCGCCTCTGCTGCGCAGACCCCAGTCACTGTTGGCGTAGGAACTAACGGACAGGTATTAACCGCTAACTCCGCTAACACGTCTGGTCTTGGCTGGACAACTATCTCAACTGTCCCTTATACCTCGTCTTCTGTATCTAGCAATATTACAGCGGTAGCGTTTTACAACTACTTTGCTGATACTTCTGCTGCTAGAACAATTACCCTTCCTGCATCCCCAAATATCGGAGATGAAATTCGCATTGACGATGCCACAGGAAGCGCGGCAACCAATAACATCACTGTTGCCTCAAACGGTAATAAAATTCAAGGTTCCGTACAGAACCTCATTATTGACGTTAACTACGGTCTTGCAACTCTTATTTACACAGGCAGCACTTACGGATGGAAGGTCGCATAAATGGCAATTAATCTATCAACTCTTGGTGGTTCTAAGACTCGTTACCAACTCACTCTTACTTCTGGAACTTCGTACACAGTTCCCTCTGGAGTTACTTCTCTTAACGTTACTCTGTATGGTGGCGGTGGTGGTGGCGGTGGTGGTTATTTTGGTTGGGGTACATCTGGTCAAGGTTTGCCAGGACAAGTTATATCTTCTATTGTTTCTACCAGTGGTGGAGCAAGTATTGGCTATTCAATCGGCGGTGGTGGTAGTGGAAGCGCTGGTGGTGCTGCTGTTTCTACAGGTGGTGCTGGAGGAACTACAACCTTTACTGGTGCAACAAGTGCAACAGGCGGTAATGGAGGCTCAGGCGGAACTACTGCTAATGGTTCAACAGGAACACAAGCGGGAACCCAAAACAATGGCGGAGGTGGGTCTAGTAATAACAATAGTGGCAACCAAAGTGGTGGCGCTGGTGGTTCTGGAAAAATTGATATTGAGTACTGGGCATAAGGAGATATAAATGACATTACGTCCTGAAGACCGCAAGTTTGCGGTTATTGAAGATAACAAGGTAGTCAATATCATTGTTGGCGTAGAAGATGAAGTAGTTGCTGCCAACCCTGGCAAGTATGTTGAATACACTAATGGCTGGGTGTGCCCTGCTGGTGTAGATGACTCTGCATTCTTCCCTAAGCCAGTAGACGCGTCAGCAGAACCAACAGCTTAAGGTCTTATCTATAGGAGTGTAAATTGAGTATTCGTCACGCTAGTGAAGAGGGCTTCAGTTTTCCTCCTGGAAGTAAGCTTGAGCGCGGTAGTTCTATATCGCGCCCAGAGTTTAAGATTAAAGATGTACCAGATGCGCCTAGTGCGCCTTCTGCTACAGATGTAGGCACTGGCCGCGCGCTTAATAATGGCGCGGCTACAGTCTCATTTACCCCAGCAGTTACAGGGGGCGCAGCCACTTCTTACACAGTTACCTCTAGCCCTGGATCATTTACGGGCACTGGCGCCTCTTCTCCTGTTACCGTTACAGGGTTACAAAGCGCGACTTCATATACATTCTCTGTAAGCGCGGCTAATACAACTGGTACATCTTCTTCATCTGGCGCCAGTGGATCTATTACTGCAACTACTGTCCCAGGCGCGCCTACAGTAGGTACTCCAACAGTACCAACAGGCCAAGCATATGGAGCTAACGCTAACGTATCTGTCCCATTTACCGCACCCACTGCTTCGGGCGGTAAAGCTATTACCTCTTATACAGTAACCTCATCAAGCGGTAATACTGGATCTGGGTCTTCATCTCCTATTGCTGTGTCTGATGTGGTAGGAACTGCCCGTACCTACACAGTCACTGCTACTAACGCTAATGGCACAGGCTCAGCGTCGTCTGCTTCAGCATCAACCACTCCGCTCTCTGTTCCACAAGCGCCTACTATTGGAACTCCCACT